AGGCTTACGTTTTCTAAAGCAAAATCGTATTCATGAGGCTTATATCCGAATCCTTGTAAAGAGGCGATAACGCCCACCCCTTCAAAACAATCTTTGCCAAATTTCTTTCTTGCACTTCTTTGTTCAGAAGTACTGTAATCTTCTTGTAGTTCAGAATAATGGTCAAAGAAAGAAATGTATTCTTTTTGAAAGTGAAGGTAGATAACTAGTGCGATGTCAGCTGGCAATTTATTAATATCAAAGCCATGTATTTTACACACTTCAGTTATTGCTTGTATGTCCGATCCTGAATTAAAGGCTGCTAAGCTTTCTTCATGCCTTCCCCACGGTCTCAATATTATTTTTATATCTTTCGCTTTTTGGTAATAAAACCTCGCTGCTAAGCCTCGAAATGGGATAATATAAATAATCAGGAATTGTAAAATCCTCAGGTAAGTTTTGTTTAAGTAGATGCTCAAGTCTTTCACGAACTGTTTTATCTTTAAGAGTTATAAAATCCTGCCAAGTAATTTCGTTAAATTCTGTTGGTATCTTTAATGATTTTCCGTTTATTTTTATCTTTAACATTAGTGGTAAGTAGGGCGAAGGTGAGAGGTTGTTGTTGCACCAGATTGTGGCAAAAGAAAACGTAATGATCCATAACGGGCAGCATCGCAATTATGAACCAGCAATCCGTTTGCAAAGTATTCATGCTCTCCATCCACCTCTAAATCGTAAACGTTTTCAACTCTTTTGTTCCCGAAACTTATATTTTCCAGAGCATACGTTATGTAAGAATTTATTGGCTCTTGTATAATATTCTTTGCCAATATACTTGTAGTATTCTTTTCCGTTAAACTCTTGGCAAGGCAAATCTTGTCGCCTTTTGTTAGTTCCGATATTGACTTCCATCCGTTTGAAGTATAAATTTTGTGGTTACTTGTACACGTTATTTCTATTTCAAATATACCACTTTTTATCTTAAAGTCCAATACCTCCCTACATCCATTATCAAAGAATTTTAATACTTTTTTATATCCAAATCGGGTTAAAACACAATCACCTTCTTTTATTAATCCTATTTTCTTTTTGCCTAAATTTGTTTCTATCTCGGTATCAAAAACAAAACACGCATCGTCATTAAACTTTACTGGTTCATCAATTATTTTACCTTCTTTATCTTCTTTCCATTTGTATGAGCGCAACTCCTTTAATAAATTAGTAGATGATCTTGTAATAAATAATGGGGTAGATTTGATTTTATTAATACCAATTCCTACACTTCCTTTATTAGCAGGTTTTATGTTATAACCAGATCCATATATATCTTGTATTTCTCTAGGGTTTGCATCATCTGCATATATAAACTTCGCCTTTGGTACTCCAATTTCTTGCATTAATCTAATCAAATCAGAGTTAGTTAAATGGGTTTGATAAACCTCTTCATGCCAATACAATTTATTTTCATGATAAGCAACTTTTATTAAAGCAAGGGGGTGATTAAATCCAAAATCTAAACCATAACACCAATCACGAATATTGTCTGGAAATTTATCTATTTCTTTGTAATGGGTAAATATTGTGGCTTTACTACTCCCACGTTCACCAAGCCCAAACACCCTCCACAAATTTTCATCTACATTTTGTAGGTTTTCAATTTCATCAATCAGTTGTTGTTCTAAAAAAGGATTGTCTTTGTAAGTTGTTTTATAAAAATCGGCATCGTTACGTGGAATAACTTTATCATATATGTAATTATATTCATCTGAAGGGTTAAAGTCTAAAACTATTTTACCTGAAGTTCTTAAAAGTAATTGTGTAAAAGCTTCAAAAGTAACTTCATTAGCCTCATTGATAAATAATTTATTTCTTTTCCTTCCCCTTATTTTTTGGGAATCATCAAGGCTAACAAATTCAACTAAATTAGAATTGAGGTTATAGATATTATCTGTTTTGTTGTGTTTGTTTTCGTCGTACAAGCCCATATTTTGGATAATTTCAAAGAAATCCCTCATGGCTGTGGCTTTTAATGAAGGGAGGGTTTTGCGACAAATAGTTAGAACTTCGTTTCGGGTGTTAAGAAGTTGTATTATAAACCAGATAAGTGTATTGTAGGTTTTTGACGAGTTGTGTACCAATATGGGCTTAATACAATCTAAATAATAATTAGTATTGTCAGTAACGGAAATGTCATAAACAATTTCTTCATTACAATATTCCCATGATTCTATATCATCCAGACTTATAAATGAGGCCATACATTGCGTCTACGTGTAACAATGTCTTTTACATGACCTTCTGTTATTCCAAACCTTTTAGAAAGTGCTTTTCTTCCGTAATATCTACCTCCAGAACTTGCAATCTTTCTTATCTCTATTACGTCGGCCTCTGTAACTTTCGACATTCCATTAAGCTCCCCACGCTTTGGAAGCATTAATTTATTATCAAAAGCATGTTGTATATTTTGCTTATGAGTAATGTATTCCAAATTATCAATACAGTTATTTATTTTATTCCCGTCTTTGTGGTTTATCTCCATACCATTAGGCACAAGTCCATAAAAAGCCATACAAACTAATCTATGAACTGGGAAAGATTTAAGTTTCCTTTCTTTTGAAAGAGCGCATCTTAAGTACCCATCTTGACTTAACGCTGGCTTAAGTATCTTTGATTTAGCCTTAACCGTTCCATACCGTCCGTTAGGAACAACCCTATCAATACTACGTATTATACCAAGATTATTAGCTTCATAATAACCCTCAAATCCCGGTATTTCTTTCCATGTTTCTTGCATTTAATAAAGATAGTAAGTCTTTCCCACAAATCCAAATACCTTCAAAATAAAACTTATGGTCTTCAGTACAAACTATTTGAGTTCCATTTTTGAGTTTAATTCGAATTGTTTTTTTTGTGTTTTTATAAGAAAAGGTATCTTTTACTTTTTTAAATTCATCTTTCCCGTTTAGCTCGTTAAAAGATAAAACAATGTCGCCAGCCTTAACTTCAGAAATAGGCTTAGATCCTTCGGACGTTATAACAAGTTGATCGCCAGCAAAACATCTGCTTCCTCCCTGAAAAACGGTTATTCTTTTATCAGAATCTTGTAGGTATTCATAAATGATAGAGGTCTTAACTTCCTGAATCATCTTTTAAGGTTTTAACTATATTAACTGTGAAGCCCAGTGGTGCTCCATCTTTGCCTGTTATTTCAGTTTCTTGTTTGTCTTTCCAATTATAATTATTTTTAAGACCAAAGATAGCAACAGTAGCGTTTACCTGACCAGATAACGCCTTTTCATATATTTTACTTTCAAAATAATGTTCAATCGCCTTTATAGTTCGAGAAACCAATTCATTGTCAACAAATTTATGTTTCCAATCGGACCAAACATCCCTATAAAGATCAACCTTAACTAAGGCAGTTCCAATATAATTAACATCATCATTATGAATAATTTTCTTAATTTCTTCTAATTTATTTAAGACTGTTTCCTCAGTCCATTTTTCGGCGTATTTATTACCAAGTTGTGAAGTTTTCATTTCTCTCTTGTTAATTTATTTAGATTTAAAATACCAACATAACATCCCTGTTAAAAGTATGGCTGATATAAATATAATTAACCCTATTCTTGTATTTTTTACAAGGGTAGTGTTAAATTCTGATACAATTTTATTATATGATTCGTAGCGTTCTTTTAAATCGTTTTTCATTTTATTTAAATTAGACACCTCTTGTTTAATCTTTTTCGTCAAAATCTTTTTTACCAACTATATAACCCATTCCGAAAAACAAAACACAGAGAAACAAAGTAAGCAGGATCATATTCTTATATAGATAATATTATTAATTAATAAGTGTTTCCTGCTTATGGTGAAGTTGTTCTGGATTAGTTAGACATGACAAAGTCCTTAAAATTTGTCTGTCTAACCTTAATGAATCCACTTTTGCTTCCGGAGCCAGCGTCCCATCATAGTTATTAACCAGGGCAACATCCCGTTAATTGTTGAGTCATCAGTTCGGGTATGTTCACCCTATTGCTCTTGCCGTAACACTCAATTAACCATCCCGGCTGCGCTGCATATGCAAACCTCCTAGTAGCGCGTAAGACTAAAGGGCTAGTAGTTACAGTTATCCCTCCCCCCAATAGAATTCTTTTTAACGGGAGCAATATACGAAAATATTTCAAAGGTGTTACCAAATGCGTTACCTTTATTTTAAAATTAGGGATAATTAATTGATTATTAGGGGATTAACATTTAGAAGTGATTCCAACAGAACTCACCTTATTAGTATCATAAAGTATCAAAATACTTTAAATATTAAAATTTAGCCGTTTTTCTTGTAAGTCTTTCCCATATAGTATATCATTGTATCAATTCTTTCAACATTGCCATTTTGTTTTAGATATGAATTCAAAATCGTCGTCATCTATTAGTGCAGATTCTCCTTTAGTTAATTTAATTTCTTTCATATTAGTTTGTTTTACCAAATATATCAATTATATTTGACAAATCAAATTAAAATGATATAAATATGAAGTCAATTGCACAAAAAATAAAAGACAAAGGTGTAACAAAGTCCCATGTAGCAAAGATGGTAGGTATTGCGCCTGCAACGCTATCGAGGATTATTTCAGGCGAACAATCTTATGTGTCACAGGAGGTTACCAATAAATTAAACACATACTTGGATAGCTTAAATACAGACAACAAAAAAATATTTGAAAATAATTAAAAATATATATCAATTTATTTTGATATAAAACATTTATGTACTATCTTTGTTGAATCAAAGAGCAAATAAACAAAAAACAAACATGGAAACTTCAATCAATAATTCAGAAATAACCCTAACGCTTAAAAAAGATTCAAAAAGAAGGTGGTTTAATGACTTAAAAGAAACAAAAAATCCTGTAAGGGATGAACCAAATTCTTATATAGATGAATTAATTAATGGCAACATTTTACTTTATTGTGGTCACACAGGAAATTTTAATAA